CCTCAATAGCTGTTATACCTGGATTTCCAGCCTTTGCAAGACTTACTCCAGCTCTTAATTTAGCTAATTTTTCGTTTTGGTCTAGTTTTTCGTCTGCAATGTCTGCAGCTTGCATTAATTTAGCTCTATCGTTCTCTACTTTTGCTTGATCAGCCTCTTTTTTACGCTCATTTTCCATTGCACGTAAGTCAACTTCTCTTGCTTTTAGTTTTAGAAGTGGATCAGAGTCAAATTGTGATGTAATTTTCTTCTCTTCCTTCATAAATTCTTCTGTCATCTCTGCAATTAGCACAGATTTTCTAGATTCTATACGTTGTGTGATGACTTGTAGCTCTTGTGCGGCTCTTGGATCTACTGGAGCTGTTTGTTGTAGTGCTGCAAGACGCATTAACTCATCTCTAAACTCTAATTGTATCTGTTCTTGCGCCATCAAACTAATATGTTCTAAAATATTCTTTTGTATTGCACCCATAACAGCAGGATTATTTCTAACAATGTTAGTAGACATAAAATTTAAGTGTGCTGTGATGTGTGCTCTATGATCTTGACCAGGAAAAGCTTGAAAAGATTTACCTGTAAGAGCAGAAATGTGTTCCATACTTGGGTCCATAGGTTGTACTGGAGCAGGTGGCGGTAATAATTGATCTACGTTTTTGACACCAATAGCTTCGTACATGGATCTATAAGCTTGGTACATGTTGTGCATACCGGGATTAGATGTAGCTAATTGTAATTGTGTTTGTGCTAGTGTTATTCTTTGTGACATAGAAAAGATATTAGGATCTGCTACTGGTAGAATATCTATTCTTTCATCAAAATCCATTTGTTTAATTAATCTTGCACCACCAATAACGTCGTATGGATACTCTGGTGGTAAATATGTTGATATAACTTTTGCGAGTAATTTAAACTCACCCTTCATCGAGTTGTATAATCTTTTGTGAATAGCAGACATAACTTTAGATCCTCTTTCAAGAAGAGCAATTGTTGTACCTACAGCAGCATTACTGTTGCCTTCACCTGTCTGAAGTTCTGATATAGCCGCGAATCTCTGACCTGCTTGAACCACAATACCCATTAATTGCAATAGAGTAGCTGATGGTTCTTTGTATGGTAGAGGAAAGAAAGCTTCACGTAGATTGCCACCTGGCGCATCTACATCTTTGAATTCACCAGGTTGAATTGGAGAAGCTTCGTCTCTTACCCGCACCCCTCTTTGTTTGAAACCAGCAGGTAGGTTTGACAAAGTTCCTGCATCTAATAATTGGCGGAGAGCGACTGTTGCAGTTCTACTCAATCCGCCAATCATATGTATTAATCCAAATCCGTAGAATCCTAGTCCTGGCAGAAATTTAAAGTGGACAAAATATTGGACTCTTTGTTTTTTTGGATCATTGGGCGCATAGTTCCTTCTTATCGAAAGAACCGTTCCACTACCTTCTTCGATTGTAACGATGTAAGGTAGCTTGATACCAGATGGCTCGCCATCTGGACCAATGTCTTCAAAGCCTTCTAAATCTAGATCAACATGACACTCTAACATAGTATACATGGTTTGTTGTTTTCCAGATTTAACTGTGCCTTCTAATTCTTTTTCTTTTTTTGAAACTTCGTCGTTTGTTGTAACACCTGGCGGGTTTAACTCTACATCAGAATAGAAACCAGCAACTTGTTGTTTTCTTAAATCGTTTTCTGAAATTTTAATAACATGGATGATAGACTCTGCATCGTCTAAACTGTTCGCTGTGTACGGCACAATCAAATCATCTGCCGGCACAAACTTAGACACAGCTCTACCTAATAAATCATCATAGTAAACTTTTTTAAATGTAGATCCTGCAAGTGGTAAATGAAATAACATTGAATCAAACTCTGGTTCGTATTCTTTCATCTGATCCATGATCTGATAGTTCATGAAATCTTTTACTCTTTCTGCCTGTTGTTGTTTAGCAGGTGTGTTAACTCCTAGAATCTGTGTTCTCACTGGTCCGTCTGCTGGTAATAGCTCTTTGTATGCTGTGGCTTGAAACTGTGTAACAGCTTCTGCCAACACAGGGTGCGTGGCACCTGAAGCTCCTTGAAACGGCTCCGTTCTATTTTCGTATTTAAAACCTAATAGGTCAAGTCCTTCTGTGTAAGATCTTTCCCATTCTTTTCTGGACATCTTGTAGTCCATGTAATTTTGTTTCATTTCAGAACCTAAAGGTTCTAAAACATCGTCAGGTAAAATGTCTGCTAAATTATCGAAATGTTTTTCTGTACCAGGTATGTTAATTGCACCTGGTTCAAAATCTATAGTCGCACCGCCATCCTCTTCAGGAATAACTTCTACGGGTGCTTGTTCTTTGATTTCTTCCTTTACCTCGACCTCTTCGCCCGGAACTTTAACCTGGGTACGAGTGTTAGGAAGTCCTTTATCTATATCTGCCATTTAAACTCCTACGATTTCTTAACATATTTTATTGCAGAAAACAAACCTTTCGGTCCATCTGGTGTAGGCCCTGATTCTGGCGCTATACCTGATTCTACACCACCTTCTTTTGCTATACCGCCTCCGGCTAATTTTGAAACGCCACCTGCTATACCTATTTTATCTAAAAGGTCTAAACCACCTGTTTCCCTTATGGTTTGAAATTTATTTTTTGTAGGATCTATACCCACATCTCGAAAAGTTCTATCTATGTCAGGAAAAAACAAAATGGCATCTCTATCACCTACAAATTTTTTTCGTTCTCTTTCACGTCTTTGGCGTGTATCTCGCTCTCTATTTTCTTTTGTCATTTGAGTTTCTGGAAGTCCTGTTATGTAAGAAGATTGTCTTAAGTCTTCTCTTCTTTCTTCTTGACGAGCTTCCTGTATCTCTGCTCTTCTTAAATAAGCCTCGTAAAGGGGGCTTCCTGGTTTTATTTTATTCTCTAAATCAGAATAATTTTTAAGCAGTTGTTCTAATTGTTCTTTTTTAGAAGCAATTTCTTCTGGTGTTCCTGGTAAAGTTGCTCTCGTGCCAGACTCTAGAGAACTTATTTCTTTTTGTAGTTGCCCTATTTTAGACCCTTCATTTTCTATCATTGATTGAACATCAAAAAATTTTTGAGTTGCAGCATCTCCCCCAATTAATTCTTTTTCCAACAAAGCCTCTGACCCCTCTAAAAATCCTTTACCTTCTCCTGGTTGTAAATCCCCTAAGCCAAACTTTTTTGCAAAGAATGTTTCAGCTGCAGCTTGTTTGTGTGTTAAACCTCTTTGCCTAGCGTTATCATAACTACCTAATTCAAATAAACCTTCTAAAACAAGTCCAGGCAATCTTCCCATAATCCCAAAAGCCCCCGCGGCTACTTTTGTTCCTACGTTACCAATCTTTCTTATGTTATCGACAACACCTGGAATGTTTTTAGCCACACTAAAAGCCTTTCTTTGTCTTGTTATTGCTTTCGCTCTAGTCTCAACATCAGGAGATCTCATTTCATCTCTGGTTCTGTTTACATCATCTAAATAACAAGCTAAATCTTCTGTTCCGCCTTTTTGTTTTAAACAACGATAACCCATTTTTTTTAAACTATTGATTGCATTGGTCACAATTGTTTTATCTAATTTAGCTTCATCTACAGCTTGTTTAATTACTGTTCTTAAATTGTATTGTCCTGCTTTTTGGTCTCCAACTCCTATCTCTATACCTTTTATATCTTTAAATTTTTTCTTTGGATCAATTTTGTAATCACTTTGAATTCTTGATCCAAAATCTTGTACATTAGTTTCCATTATATTTTGTAAAATTTTCTTTTGTGCTTGAGGTGTGGCCCCCTCGTAGTCTTTAAGAATTTTTCTAATAGGTGCTTCAAATCTACGAACTTCAAGATTAGTTTTGTAAAACACAGGCTCTGTGTCCCAAAAATTTTCTGTAATATCAAACATGTGATGGTTGTGAAAAACACCAAACGGACCTGCTTGATCTTTAGGTCTTAACTTTTTAAGCAATATCTCACCTAAACTTTGATTACCTATTTTTACTTTTTTTAAATCTGTTGTTAATTGATATTGTTTTTCAGCTCTCTTGTATCTATTTGCATCAGGCATACCTTGAACGGAGTCGTTGTTAATCCAGTCTTCAAATGTATCAAAAGTAAATGTCTTACCTGTCTTTGTGTCTAAAAAAGTTTGAGCTTTACTGTTTTTTGAAAAGTTAGCATTCTTAATTTCATCCAACGTTAGTGGGTTTCCTTCTTTTGTTAATATCTTGTATCGATCTCCTTGAAGGGCGGATCTATACGCATTATACCAAAGTCTGTCTTTTGGATTAAGTCCTTGTGGCCATCTTTTCGATTGATCTATGGAGTTGTGGAAGATAGCCATGTAGGTATCTTTACCAACTTTGCTTTGAATAGTTCCGTATTTATATTTTTTAAAATCAAATTCTACTTCTGGAAAGTTTGCTTTTAATTTTTTCTGTACCGCAGGGGTTACGGGTCTCTCTCCTGGTTTTAAAGTCCCTCTTTCACGACCAGGAACATTAAGTCCTGTTTGTCTATCTTTAACCTGAAGGCCTGTAAACAACTGACCGTTCATGTTTCTGTAACCGTAACGATTTAGTTTTGCAGCAAACTCATCTGTTGTTAAAAATTTATTTATGTCATTAGTTCTTAATTCTGCAAATTTTTTTGCAGTTAAATTTTTTCCTCCAGTTCGTTGTTGATTTATACTATCTAATGCAGCTTGTGCTTCTGCTTTAGTTTTGAATCTTAATTCAAAAGTTTTAAATTTTTGTTTACTTCCTTCAGGTGGTCCTTCAAATACTTTGCCCTCTTCACCTTTGTAATCATAAGTAAAACTTTTTCCTTGTTCAAGTTTACCACTTACTGTGTAAGCTCCCTTTCTAAACTTTACTTCACCTCCTCTTAAAAAACCAATACGACCACCTTCTGCAAAACCTAACTCTTTCTCAATGAGCTCTTGTGATTCTTTACCAAGATACTGTTTTAATTTTTCGTAGTTTATCTTTTTTCTTTTCTTAACTTCTGCAGCTGGTTTTCTTTTTGGTAAAACATTTCTATTGGACACCGAACCACCGCCATTGAACCCTGGACGAGTTAGATATGCCATCATCTCGTTGTAGTGTTTTACTTTCATTATTCTCCTAATAAACCTGCTAGTCCGCCCTCTGCAAAATCATCATCTAAAGACTCAGGTAAATTAACTTTAGACTTACT